TGGGGTCAGTCGCAATATGTGTCTGAGGGGCCGCTGGAAGATTCGATTTGTCTGCAAGTGCCGCGCGGCGGTTCAATGACGCGGGTTGCCAATGATCTGGCCGAGCAGGGCGCGATTGGCAGCGCGACGATTTACCGGCTGGGCGCGGAATATGCGGGACGATCGCCCAATCTGAAGGCCGGGTCTTTTCTGATTGAGCCTGGTGCATCCATGGCCGAGATCGTCGAGACCGTGACCGGCGATGGTCGGTCGACGTGTGGCACGCAGGTTGTGTATCTGGTGGGGGTTGCGCAGCAGGAGCTTCGGGTTCGCAAGTTGAACACTGAAGAGCAGACTTTCGAAACGGTGGCGGAGTTTGATCCCACCGACGAAGGTGTTGAAATTCCTGAAGTTTATACCGAGGTTCTGGAAGAAGCGGGGACGGAATTTGCCGTTTCAATCGCTGAAGGCGTCACAAGCTGGCAGATCGTGAATGCCATAAATGCCTGGGATCTGTTCGAGGGTGAAGTGGCGGCTGTTCCTGACGAGGGGGCTTTGGCGCCAGACAGTTATGAGGTGCGTCCGGGGGCAAACCGGGCTGAGTTTCTGGACGGTCTGAAAAATGCCCAAAACCAACGGCTTGCAAATGCCTGGGACAACCGTGCCGCCGATGCGCCGGTTCAGACGCCGGAAGAAGCTTTGATCTTGGCGTCGATCATTGAGAAGGAAACGGCGCTTGCCGAAGAACGCCCGATGGTCGCCAGTGTTTTTGCTAACCGATTGAGACAAGGGATAAAATTGCAGACGGACCCGACCGTGATTTATGGGATTACCGAAGGCAAAGGCATTCTTGGGCGCGGTTTGCGGCGCAGCGAATTGCGGGCTGAGACGCCCTGGAACACCTATGTCATTCCGGGTTTGCCGCCCACACCGATTGCGAATCCGGGCAAAGAATCGATTGAAGCGGCTCTGAATCCGGCCGAATCCGAGTTCATTTTCTTTGTGGCTGACGGCACCGGTGGCCATGCTTTTGCGAAAACGCTGGAAGAACATAACGCCAATGTTGCCCGTTGGCGCGAGATCGAAGCGGAGCGCGCCAACCAGTAAGCCTTTGAGGCGCCTCAAAATTCCGTCGGCATTAACTTTTTGGTAATTGCACCGTACGGTATTTGTCAATGTTATCAACCACTTAGTCGTTGACTTTGCGTGCTGTTCAGGGTATAACTTTGAGCAAGCTAGGAGACGTGACAGCGCGGCGCGGGACCCCCCAACTGCCGCGTTTCCTTATCTCAACTCTACTTAGAATAGGGCGTCGAATGGCTAGAGATCCGTCTGAAATGGCGGGCACTGAACGTGCTCGTGGTCTTCTCATGCAAAGTGAGAAGGCTGTGGAAGATATGCTGCTCGTTTTTGACAGCATGGCAGAACGTATGCGTGCCGGTGAGGTATCGGAGGGCGATGTGGTCAAAGTTCTGACCGCGTATACCCGCGCGCGCAGTCGATTGATTGAAGAGGTTGTTAAGCATGAAAACCAAGTCCTGTTCGACAAAAAACAAGTTGCGCATGCTCCCCTCGATTTCGAAGAGCTTAGACGTGACATTGGGCGCAAGCTTGATCGCTTACGCAACGCATGACAGCCGGAAAGCGTTTCTGGCGTCGCTAACTGACGAAGAATTGCGCGGTCTACCTTATATGTTCGACTTCTGGGCCTTGCCTCATCAGGTGCCGCCTTTGGGAGACTGGAAGAGCTGGGTTGTGCTGGGTGGTCGCGGCGCGGGGAAAACGCGGGCCGGTGCCGAATGGGTGCGAGCCGAGGTCGAAGGACCGGGTCCGACGGACCCGGGCCGGGCCAAGCGAGTGGCCTTGGTTGGCGAGACCTATAGTCAGGCACGCGAGGTCATGGTGCTGGGCGAAAGCGGGATACTGGCCTGTTCGCCGCCTGACCGGATGCCCAAGTGGTATTCGGAACGTCGGGTGCTGGTCTGGCCAAACGGGGCCGAGGCACAGGTCTTTTCGGCCAGCGATTATGAGGCCTTGCGCGGCCCGCAGTTTGATGCGGCCTGGGTGGACGAGCTGGCCAAGTGGCGTAAGGCCGAAGACGCCTGGGATATGCTGCAATTCGCGTTGCGCCTGGGCGAGCATCCCCGGCAGGTGGTGACAACGACGCCCCGTGATGTGCCGGTTTTGAAGCGGATATTGGCGGCGAACAGCACGGTGCAGACCCATGCCCCAACGCGGGCCAACCGGGCTAATCTGGCAACCTCGTTCCTGGAGGAAGTCGAACATCAGTTTGCGGGCACGCGGCTGGGCCAGCAGGAACTGGACGGCGTGCTTACCGAAGAGATCGAAGGCGCGCTTTGGCCGAAACAGCTGATTGAATTTGCGCAGGCGACCCCGGTGCCCGAGGTCGATCGGATCGTCGTGGCGGTGGACCCGCCGGTGACGTCGAAGAAAACGTCCGATGCCTGCGGGATTATCGTGGCAGGCGTCAAGTTTGCGGCAGCCAAGAAGGACTGGCGCGTCAAGGTGTTGGACGACGTAAGCGTTGCGGGGGCAAGCCCCAGCGAATGGGCGTCTGTGGCCGTGCAGGCTTATCACCGCCATGGCGCGGACCGGATTGTGGCCGAAGTGAACCAAGGTGGTGACCTGGTGGAAGAAGTGGTGCGCCAGATTGATGAAACGGTGGCGTTCAGCCCGGTTCATGCGCGCCGGGGCAAGGTCATCCGAGCCGAGCCGGTGGCCGCGCTTTATGAGCAAGGCCGGGTGGCCCATGTCAAAGGCCTGAATGCTTTGGAAGACCAGATGGGATTGATGGCGCGGCGTGGATTTGAAGGGCGTGGGTCGCCAGACCGGGTCGATGCGCTGGTCTGGGCGTTGACCGAGTTGATCATCAAGCCGGTGGCACAGCCCATGCCGCAGGTCCGCAGTTTCGCGCGATAGGACGGCCCAGGGGCCAAGAGGAGACAGAATGGCATTTGATTTTCTGAAACGGCGGAGCTTGGCTGCGCCGGAAGAAAAAGCGTCGGCGGCTGGTCCGGTGATTGCTTACGCTGGTTCGGGCCGGGTGGCGTGGTCGCCGCGCGACACGAAAAGTCTGACGCGGTCGGGGTTTGCTGGCAACCCCGTCGGGTTCCGGGCGGTGAAGCTGATTGCCGAAGCCGCGGCAGCGATCCCGCTGGTCTTGCAAGATGCCGAGATGCGGTACGAAACGCATCCCCTGTTGACTTTGCTGGCGCGGCCCAATCCGGGTCAGGCGCGGGCCGAGTTGCTGGAAGCGCTGTACGGTCAGGTGTTGTTGTCGGGCGATGGCTATGTCGAAGCGGTTTTGGATGAGGCAGGCGTGCCGTTTGAGTTGCACGTTTTGCGGTCTGACCGGATGTCGGTTGTGCCGGGTGCGGATGGTTGGCCGGTGGCGTTTGAATACGCCGTTGGCGGGCGTACGCACCGGTTTGCTGTCACCGATGGTCTGTCGACCGTGTGTCACGTCAAGGCGTTTCATCCGCAGAACGATCATTACGGGTTGTCCCCCTTGCAATCGGCGGCGGCGGCTTTGGATGTGCATAACGCTGCGTCGGCCTGGTCGAAGGCGTTGCTGGACAATGCCGCGCGGCCTTCGGGCGCGATCGTCTATAGTGGTCCCGAAGGCCATGATGTGATGACGCCCGAGCAGTATGACCGGGTGCAGATTGCCATGGCCTTTGGTGTGCCACCGATGCTGTTGGGCATTCCGGGCGATGCGACTTACGCCAATTACCAGGAAGCCAACCGCGCATTCTATCGCCTGACGGTATTGCCCTTGGTGCAGAAAGTGACGGGAGCCATATCGCATTGGCTGACGGGGTTCACCGGAGACGTGGTCGTGTTCAAACCGGATTTGGATCAGGTGCCGGCCTTGGCCGTCGAGCGCGAAGGGCAGTGGAAGCGGGTCAGCGATGCTGCGTTTCTGAGCGATGCGGAAAAGCGCGCGCTGTTGGGATTGCCAAAGAACCAGGAGGATTGAGCGTGGAGCTTGAACGGAAGTTTTGTCAGGTCGAGGCCAAGCTGGCGGTGGGCGAGGGCCTGGTGATCGAGGGCTATGCGTCGTTGTTTGGTGCCGAGGATCGGGGCGGCGATGTGGTAGAAGCCGGGGCTTATGCCGCATCTTTGAAAGCACTTGGCGCGTCAGGTCGGCGGGTGCGGATGCTTTGGCAGCATGATCCGGCTGAACCGATTGGGGTCTGGGACGAGATCCGCGAGGACGGGCGTGGGTTGTACGTTAAGGGGCGTTTGCTGGCGGATGTGGGCCGCGCGCGCGAGGCGGCGGCTTTGCTGGAGGCCGGCGCCATCGAAGGCTTGTCAATCGGCTATCGCACGTTGCGCGCCACGAAGGACGACCGGGGGCGGCGACGTCTTCATGAATTGGAGCTTTGGGAGGTGTCTTTGGTGACATTCCCGATGCTGCCTGATGCGCGGGTGGGCGCCAAAGGGGAAAGCCCCGAGGATGGCCTGTTGCGCGACCTTGCGGGTGTCATCGAACGGGCGCGCCGCGACTTAGCTCTGGGCCGTTAAACGCCCGCAAATCAAAGGAAAATCACCATGATTACACCCCAGACGACGTCCCGGGGCGAGGATGCTTTGTCTTCGTCACAGACGGCGGCCGACGAGGTCAAAACCGCATTGGCGGGCCTTGTGGGCGATATCACCAACCATTTCAAAAAGCAGGAAGAGCGACTGACCATGCTGGATCGCAAATCAATTTCCCAATCGCGCCGCCCGGCGCTGGCCACGGCTGTTGACGCAGAAGCCCCACATCAGAAGGCGTTCGCGGCCTATCTGCGCTCGGGCGAGGATGCCGCTTTGCGTGGCCTTGATCTGGAAGGCAAGGCGATGTCGAGCGCGGTTGCGGGCGACGGTGGTTATCTGGTTGATCCAGAGACGAGCGCGACCATCCAGTCGGTGCTGCGCGGTGCGGCGTCCTTGCGCCAGATTGCCAAAGTCGTGAATGTTGAAGCGACGGCCTATGACGTACTGATCGATTCCACCGAAACGGGTGCCGGTTGGGCAAGTGAAACTGCGGATGCGGCCGAGACCGCGACGCCGACGATCGAGCGTATCAGCATCCCGTTGCATGAATTGTCGGCCCTGCCGAAGATCAGCCAGCGGCTGTTGGATGACAGCGCGTTTGATATCGAGACCTGGATGGCCGAGCGTGTGGCCGACACATTCTCGCGGTCCGAAGCGGCGGCCTTTATTTCAGGCGACGGTGTCGACAAGCCGGTTGGTCTTTTGAACCATCCGGCAGTTGCGAACGACAGCTGGAGCTGGGGATCGCTGGGGTACACGGCGACGGGGTCAGCGGGCGCTTTCAACGCGACGGCCCCCGGCGACAATCTGGTGAACCTTGTCTACAGCCTGGGTGCCCGTTACCGCGCGCATGCAAGTTTTGTCCTGAACTCGAAGACTGCAGGCGTTGTGCGCCTGATCAAGGATGCCGAAGGCCGGTTCCTTTGGTCTGACAGTCTTGCTGCTGGTGAGCCGCCGCGTTTGTTGGGCTATCCTGTGCTGATTGCCGAAGACATGCCGGATGTTGCCAATGACAGCTTTTCAATTGCGTTTGGCGATTTTGGCGCGGGCTATACGATTGCCGAGCGCCCTGATCTGCGCATTCTGCGCGATCCGTTTTCGGCCAAGCCGAATGTCCTTTTCTATGCAACCAAGCGCGTTGGTGGGGATGTCAGCGACTTTGCCGCAATCAAGCTGCTGAAGTTTTCGGTGTCATAAGGCGCTGAAACATGGGTCGGCCCCAAAGCGGGGCCGACCGCCAAGTGTGCACCAGCCAAACCTTGCGTTTCTGCTGTTTCCCTTTGTCCAAGTGATGCGGGGAGGTGCGTGCTTGGTGTCGCTTCGGCGAGATCGGGATGGACCCGTCGTTGGGTCGCTACGGAGGTCATGTAGATGATATTGATCGAACAGGCTCAGGTGCCGGATGCGGATCTGCCGGTCGCAGAGTTTCGAGAGCACTTGCAGCTGGGAAGCGGCTTTGCCGATGACGGGTTTCAGGATGCGGTTTTGGTTCAGCAATTGCGCGCCGCGATTGCAACAGTTGAGGGGCGCGTTTCAAAAGCGTTGATTTCGCGAGACTTCCTTTTGCTGGTCTCGGCGTGGCGGATGCTGGGCGCGCAGGCTTTGCCGATTGCCCCTGTCAGCGCTGTGCAAAGCCTGGCCATTACAGATGCCAATTCGAACAGTCAGACGGTCGATGCGACAGCGTATCGGTTGAAACGCGATGCGCATCAGCCTGAGGTGGTGTCCAGCCGTCTGAGCTTGCCGATCATTCCGGTGGGCGGCACAGCGGATTTCGTGTTCGCCGCAGGCTTTGGGGCATGGGCCGATGTGCCGGCTGATTTGCGGCAGGCGGTGTTGTTGCTGGCGACGCATTACTATGAAACGCGGTCTGCCGTTGGAACGCGCGCCGTCGTGTTGCCGTCAACCGTCGCCGAAATTTGCCGTCGCCATGCACCGATCCGTCTGGTTGGAGCGCGGCGGGTATGAGCGGGTTGAACAGGCGGTTGATTTTGGAAGAGCGCATGCGGGCCGAAGATGGCGCCGGTGGTTTCGTCGGGTCCTGGACCGCGCTGGGTGTGCATTGGGGCGCTGTGCGTCCGGCGACCGGGCGACTTGTGCGGGGCGAGGATTATGCCCGAAGCCTTGGACGATACCGGGTGCGGATGCGTGCCGTGCCAATGGACAGCCCATCGCGGCCAAAGCCGGGACAGAGGTTTCGCGAAGGTATGCGGGTTTTGATGATCCGGGCCGTTCAGGACAGTTCGGATGCCCGTTTTCTGTCCTGCACTGTGGATGAGGAGCAAGCGACATGAGCATGGGCGCGTCTGCTGCTTTGCAAGAAGCGGTTTATCAGGTGTTGCGGGCGGATGCCGGTGTGCAGGCCGTGGTTGGTTCGGCGGTCTACGACGAAGTCCCGCCGGGGCCGGTGATCGGGACATTCGTGACCCTTGGCGCCGGCGATGTGCGAGACCTGTCGGATGGAACAGGGCCGATTGGCGAACATGGTCTTGTTGTCACGGTCACCAGTGATGACGAAGGATTTGTGACGGCCAAGCGCGCCGCCGCTGTTGTGTCGGACGCTTTGGTCGATGCGACACCCGTTCTGACGCGCGGTCGTTTGGTTGGATTGCATTTCGAGCGCGCGAAGGTGCGGCGGGTTCGGTCGGGGCAGGTGCGCCGGATTGATATGACGTTCCGCGCGATCGTCGAAGACACTTAACTTTGGATATGGAGTAGGGCCGATGGCGACACAAAGCGGTAAAGACCTGCTGATCAAGCTGGATATGACCGGTGGTGGGCAATTCGAGACGATTGCTGGGCTGCGCGCGACGCGTCTGTCTTTCAATGCAGAAAGCGTCGATGTGACAAGTCTTGCCAGCAATGGCTGGCGCGAGCTTTTGGGGGGAGCTGGCGTTAAATCGGCTGGGATTTCAGGCTCGGGTGTCTTTCGAGACGCGTCGACCGACGAACGGGCGCGGCAGATTTTCTTTGATGGCGAGACCCCGGAATTTCAGGTGATTATTCCCGACTTTGGCATAGTCGAAGGGCCGTTTCAGGTGACCTCGATTGAATATGCAGGCAGCCACAATGGCGAGGCGACCTATGAGTTGAGCCTTGCGTCGGCTGGCGCGCTGGTCTTCACGGCGCTTTGATGGCGAACCCCTGGGAAGGCGAGGTTGCGGTTCATCTGGATGGAGAACGGCATGTCATGCGGCTGACATTGGGTGCGTTGGCCGAGTTGGAGGCGAGCATGGAGGCCGACACACTGGTTGAGATGGTCGAGCGGTTCGAAGACAGCTCGTTTTCGACGCGCGATGTTCTGGCGGTGATCGTTGCAGGATTGCGCGGCGGTGGTTGGCAAGGCGATGTGCGCGATTTGCTGACCGTCGAGATCGAAGGGGGCGCGGTGGCCGCAGCGAAGCAGGCGGGACAGCTTTTGGCGCGCGCCTTTGCCTTTCCGGCATGAGCCGTTTTGATTTTCCGGGGCTGTTGCGGGTTGGGGTCGGGCTTGGCCTGACCCCGCGCGATGTCTGGCAGCTGACACCCGCAGAGTTGGCGTTTTTGCTGGGAAGATCGGGGGGTGATGCGCCTTTGGGGCGCGCGCGGCTGGAAGAACTTGCGGCGGCGTTTCCTGATAAAACAAAGGATGTGTGATGGCGGATCGTGATCAGATGGATACGTTCGAGGATCAGTTGGATGCGTTGGACGTGGCGTTGTCCGAAGCAGGCGCGATGACGCAGGCGTTTTCGGCGGAATTGTCGAAGGTAAAGAGCGCGTTTGCAGAAACAAGCCGGGATGCTGACGTGTTGTCGAAAGGTTTGTCGCGTGGGTTGCGGTCTGCCTTTGATGGGTTGGTTTTTGACGGCAGGCGCGCCTCGGATGCGTTGGAGGCGGTGGCGCGTTCGGCGGTGAATACTGCGTATTCGGCGGCGGTCAAACCGGTCAGCAAACATTTTGGCGGGATGTTGGCGGATGGTATTTCGTCTCTTTTTGCCGATGGGGCGTCGTTTGCGCAGGGGCGTGTCACGCCGTTTGCGAGCGGGGGCGTGGTTTCGAGTGCCACGTATTTTCCGATGCGCGGCGGTCTGGGCTTGATGGGTGAAGCGGGGCCGGAGGCAATTATGCCGCTGAGCCGTGGCCCGGACGGCAAACTTGGGGTGCGCGGCGAAGGCGGTGGTCGCCCGGTGCAGATCACCATGAACATTTCGACGCCGGATGTGACGGGATTTCAGCGCAGCCAGAACCAGATCGCCGCTCAGATGAGCCGGGCGATGTCGCGGGGACAGCGCAACAACTGACTTGAGACGCTGAGCGTCCGCATTTGAAACGACGGAGATGGTATGTCTTTTCACGAAGTTCAATTTCCGACGAGCCTGAGTTTCGGCTCGGTCGGGGGGCCGGAGCGGGTGACCGAAGTGGTGACCCTGGCCAATGGTTTCGAAGAACGCAACACGCCCTGGGAAGATTCCCGGCGTCGCTATGATGCGGGGATGGGCATGCGATCGCTTGGCGATATCGACACGCTGATTGCGTTCTTCGAAGCGCGACGTGGGCGGCTTTACGGGTTTCGCTGGAAGGATTGGTCGGACTATCGGTCGTCGGGGTCGGAACGCGAGGCGGGGTTTGATGATCAGGTCATTGGTACCGGCGACGGACAAAGTCGCGTTTTCCAGTTGAGCAAAACCTATTCGTCGGGCGGTGCCGCGTATCAGCGCAAAATTCGCAAGCCGGTGCAGGGCACCATTCGCGCAGGCGTCCAAGGCGATGTGAAAGCCGAGGGTTTGGATTTTGCGGTGGACCTGACGACCGGAACACTGACGTTCGAAACCGCACCTGGGCCGGGTTCGACGGTAACTGCGGGGTTCGAGTTTGACGTGCCGGTCCGGTTTGACACCGATGCCATCTTAAGTTCGGTCGCCAGTTTCAAGGCGGGCGAGATCCCCAATGTGCCTATCGTGGAGGTGCGGCTATGAGCCTTGCTGACCACTTGGCCACAGGCACAACGACGGTTTGCCGCGCCTGGGCTTTGACGCGGCGAGACGGTTTGGTTCTGGGGTTCACCGACCATGATCGGAATTTGAATTTTGAAGGCGTCGACTTTCAGGCATCGTCCGGAATGACCGCGCGGGCGGTCGAGCAGACCACCGGCCTGTCGGTCGACAATTCCGAAGCGCTTGGGGCTCTAAGTGATGTGTCGATCCGGGAAACCGATGTGACCGCAGGCCATTTTGATGGCGCTGCTGTGCGCAGTTGGTTGGTGAACTGGAAAAATGTCGACGAGCGGCGGCTGGTTTTTCAAGGCTCGCTTGGGGAAATTGAACGGCAGGGCACGCTTTTCCGGGCCGAGCTGCGTGGGTTGGCCGAACTGTTGAACCAGCCGCAGGGCCGGGTTTATCAGCGCCCGTGTTCGGCCGTTTTGGGCGATGGGCAGTGTGGGTTTGACACGCTGGCCGAAGGATTTTCGGCTGAGGCGGACGTGACATCAATTTCGGCCGGGGCTGATTTGATCTTGCCCGCCTTGCCGTCGTTTGCGGATGGGTGGTTCACCAAAGGCCGGTTGACTGTGATCAACGGCGCGGCTGCGGGCGCGGTTGAGGTGATAAAGCGCGACCGCAGTTTTGGTGGGCAACGTCAAATTGAGCTTTGGTCTGTTTTAAGCGCTGGGTTTGCGCCGGGGGATCGCGTGCGTCTTGAGGCGGGATGCGACAAAAGCACAGAAGCCTGTCGCGGAAAGTTTGACAACTTTCTGAATTTTCGCGGATTCCCCGACATCCCCGGAGAGGATTGGCTGGTGTCTTACCCTGTTCAGAATGGAACGAACGATGGCGGGAGTTTGCGGCGTTGAGTGTCGCAGCGGTTGCGATTGCACGATCCTGGATTGGGACGCCTTATCTTCATCAAGCGTCGGTCCAAGGGGCGGGGTGTGATTGTCTTGGCCTTTTGCGCGGGGTGTGGCGCGCGATGGGGTATTCGGATTTGCCAATGCCGCCTTATACGCCCGATTGGGATGAGGTCATGCGCGAGGATGTGATGTTGCAGTCGGCGCGTGATCTGTTGGTCGAACGTGCGTCGGGCCTTTATGAGGTGGGTGACGTTCTATTGTTTCGGATGCGCGAAGGCGCTGTGGCGAAACACCTGGGCATTCTGTCGGGACCGACATCGTTCATTCATGCCTATTCGGGCCATGGCGTGATCGAAAGCCGGCTGACGCCCCCTTGGGCGCGGCGCATCGTTGGGGTGTTTTCGTTCCCCCATTCCTGAGCTTCAAATGTGAGAGGGCCCCATGGCCACTATTCTGTTGTCTGCTGCTGGTGCGGCCCTTGGCAGTTCTGTCGGTGGGTCTTTCCTGGGTCTTTCGGCGTCGGTTCTTGGGCGCGCCGCTGGCGCGACGCTTGGGCGCGTTATTGATGGCCGCATTCTGGGTGCTGGATCGCCTGCGGTTGAAACCGGGCGGATTGACCGCTTTCGGTTGACCGGCGCAAGCGAAGGCGCGCCGGTGGCCGATGTGCATGGTCGCGCGCGTGTTGCGGGTCAGGTGATCTGGTCAACACGATTTCAGGAAGAGACCACCGTCTCTGGTGGCGGGAAAGGTGGTGCATCGCGTCCGACGGTGCGCGAATATTCGTATTCGGTCAGCCTGGCGATTGCGCTTTGCAAAGGCGAGATCACGCGTGTCGGGCGCATTTGGGCCGATGGCAATGAGGTTTCGAAATACGATCTGAATATACGGGTTTATCCGGGGTCAGAAGATCAATTGCCTGATCCCAAGATCGAAGCGGTGGAAGGGACGGGACACGCGCCTGCCTATCGCGGGACGGCCTATGTCGTGTTGGAAGACTTGCCGCTTGGACCGTTTGGCAACCGTGTGCCGCAATTCAGCTTTGAGGTTGTGCGGTCGGGCGACGGTGATCTGTCAGAGATTGTCGAAGCTGTGGCGCTTATTCCGGGGACGGGCGAATACGCTTTGGCTACAACGCCTGTGCATTTTGACGAAGGTGCGGGCCGTGCGCGCACCGCCAACGTGCATACGCCCGCGGGGGTGACGGATTTCACCGCGTCTCTGGATGCCTTGGTCGAAGAATTGCCGAACTGTCGGGCAACGTCGTTGGTTGTGTCTTGGTTTGGAGATGATCTGCGCTGTGGGTCGTGTTCGGTTTCTCCGCGTGTTGAGCAAACCACATTGGATGGGTCGATGCCCTGGCAGGTGTCAGGGTTGAGCCGGGATGCGGCGTGGGCCGTGCCGGTGCAGGATGGGCGGCCGGTTTATGGTGGGACCCCGTCGGATGCGTCGGTGCTGGAAGCGATTGCAGCCATGCAGGCGAACAACCAGCGGGTCATGTTTTATCCGTTTGTTTTGATGGATCAATTGCCGGGCAATGGCTTGACAGACCCCTGGACGGGGGCACCGGACCAGCCAGAGTTACCATGGCGGGGGCGGATCACGACGTCGCTTGCACCTGGGCAGGTTGGTTCGCCCGACGGTACGGCGGTTGCTGCAAGCGAGGTCGCGTCATTTTTTGGCACTGCTGGTGCGGGCGACTTTGTTGTCGATGGGCAGGAGGTGCGGTTTGTCGGGACAGATGGCGACAGTTATCGACGGTTCGTTCTGCATTATGCCCATCTTTGTTCTGTTGCGGGCGGAGTGGATGCTTTTTGCATCGGGTCTGAATTGCGCGGGCTGACGCAGATACGCGGGGCCGGGAACAGCTTTCCCGCAGTCGCACAATTGCGCGATTTGGCGGCCGAGGTGCGTTTGATCCTGGGGCCGGATGTCTTGATCAGCTATGCGGCGGATTGGTCGGAATATTTCGGGTATCATCCGCAGGATGGATCGGATGACGTGTACTTTCACCTCGACCCGCTTTGGAGCGATGCCAATATCGATTTTGTCGGAATCGATAATTACATGCCTCTGAGCGATTGGCGGGATGGGTTGGATCATGCGGATGCCGATTGGGGATCGGTGCATGATCTGGACTATCTAAGGTCAAATATCGCCGGTGGTGAGGGGTTTGACTGGTATTACCCGTCGGCACAGGCCGAAGCTGCGCAATTGCGCAAACCGATCACCGATGGAGTGTATGACGAGCCTTGGGTGTTTCGGTATAAGGATCTGCGGTCGTGGTGGGCGTTACCGCATCATAATCGGGTCGGAGGCGCGCGGGACGCGCAATCCACCGATTGGGTTCCTGAAAGCAAACCGATCTGGTTTACCGAGATCGGGTGCGCCGCGATCGACAAAGGAACCAATCAACCGAACAAGTTTCTTGATCCCAAGTCGTCGGAATCGTCGCTGCCAAAGTACTCCAGCGGTGCGCGTGACGATTTGATCCAGATGCAGTACTTGCGCGCTTTGGCCCAGTTTTGGGGGGATGACGCCAATAACCCCATGTCGGCTTTGTATGGCGGGCCAATGGTTGCGCGGGACCGGATGTATGTCTGGGCGTGGGATGCGCGCCCGTACCCGTATTTTCCGGGCATTTCGGATGTCTGGAGCGATGCCGAGAACTATGCACGTGGGCATTGGTTGAACGGACGCGCAACCGCGCGCACGCTGGGCGGTGTCATTCAGGATATATGCAAAACGTCAGACGTTGATGCGGTGAATGTGGATGGGGTCCGGGGCCTTGTCCGTGGCTATATGCTGGATGGATCGGAGACCGCACGTTCAGCCATCCAGCCTCTGTTATTGGCCTTTGGTTTGGATGCTATCGAGAAAGACGGTCAGATTGTCTTTCGCAATCGCAACGGTGTTCCTGTTGCAGTTCTGGACGAAAGGCACATGGCCGAGGGCGCTTCGCCCACCCCGATTGCACGCACGCGCGCGCCAGAGGCCGAAACCGCGGGTCGGGTCCGGTTGGGCTATATCGAAGCGGATGGCGATTATGAGGTCCGCGCAGTTGAAGGTATTTTCCCCGACGAGGCCACGGTTTCAGTTTCTGAAAATCAGATGTCACTGGCGCTGACCAAGGGTGAGGCCCACAGCGTGGTCGAGCGTTGGTTGGCCGAGGCGCGTGTCGCGCGAGATCAGGTGCAATTTTCCTTGCCACCATCCAATCCGGTTTCAGCCGGCGATACCGTTGACTTGGACGGTGCATTCTTTCGGATTGATCGTATCGAAGATACGGGCGCCAGACAGGTAGAGGCCGTTCGGGTAGAACGTTCGGTTTATCAGCCTTTTGTTGGCGACGAGAGCGTTCCAAACCGATCAGCGGCGACTGCGCCTTTGCCGGTTTGGGCATCGTTGATGAACTTGCCGTTGTTGACGGAAGAAGATTTGCCAAGTGCGCCTTGGGTCGCGGCCACCGCTGCGCCGTGGCCGGGGGCTGTTGCGGTGTATTCTTCGGCCGATGGGCAAAGCTGGAGCTATCAAGCTGAACTGTCGCGTCGTTCTGTGATGGGGGAATTGGTGACGCCCCTTGTTGCAGGCGTGCCGGGAGTGCCTCAGGCAGGCGTCGGTTTTGACGTGCAACTGACGCACGGTAATCTGGCGTCGATCGATAACTATGCTTTTCTGGCGGGCGGGAATGCGGCGGCCGTTAGCGATGCCTCGGGTGTCTGGGAAATTTTGCAGTTCCGGGATGCCGAGCTCGTCGCGCCGGATACCTGGCGTCTGAGCCATGTGCTGCGTGGGCAGCGGGGCACGGAATTTGCCATTCCGCCCGTCTGGTCTGCGGGTGCAACATTTGTTTTGCTGGAGGGCGGCATTCGCCAACTTCCTGTTCCCGCAAACCTGCGCGGCGTCACGCGGCGATATCGGGTGGGGCCGGCGACGCGCCCGGTGGATGATTTGTCATTCGTCGAACTGACCCATGCCGCTGACGCGTCCGGCCTTCGTCCCTATGCGCCTGCGCATTTGCATGCGCGCCCGGATGGTGAGGGTGGTCATATTTTTAACTGGATACGCCGGACACGTCTTGGGGGCGACAATTGGGACTTGCCGGATGTGCCACTTGGCGAAAATTCCGAAGGGTACCGTGTGCGGGTTCTGAAGGATGGCGCGGTTGTGCGAGACAGCGTGTCGTCTACGGCGTCCTGGACCTATGGCGCTGACATGCAAAGTGAAGATGCGATTTCGCGGCCTTTTGAAGTGCGGGTCGCCCAACTGTCGGACCTTTACGGGTTCGGAACCGATGCAAGGATAGTGATTGATGCCTGA